CAATATAATAAATATATAAAAAAATATGACAAGACTACTTAAAAAAGAAGACGAGGAATTTGTAAATAGGAAAACTGAAAAACAACTCTGCTCCCAGTGTAAAAAGCACAACCTTGATAAGTGTCCGTGTCCTGAAGTTAGGGAGACTGAGAAGGTGGAGTGGGCTAAGAAGTTAAAAGAAAGATTTGAGGCTAACCAACTTGATGGAGATAATATAGATGATTGCGGTGGATGTATGATTAGTGCGAAAGAAGTATTTGGTTGGTTTGTTGATGAATTTAATAATTTACTCCTCCAAGAAAAGGCAAAGTGGATAAAGCAGACAAGGGATGAGGTTGTTAAAATAATTACCGACAGTAAAGCAACATTCTTCGTAAATAAAGGGCAAAAGTTGAGAGTGCCAACAGACGAAGCATTGTATGAGTTAAAAGCCGAGATTGTGACAAACTGCGAGTTGTACTTTTATAAGATTTTAGAAAGCTAACCAACTTAACTAATAATAAATAATATGAACATTGGGTATGCAATTTTAGGATTTATAGTAATGTATTACTTTGTGAAGATGAATTTTGATTCAAGCATCTTTACGAGAAGTTTATGGGGATTATTTTTAGCAATAGCAATATATTTAATTTAACCCTCCTCGTATAAGGCGGAGGAAGAAGAAAATGAAAACAGAAACATTTGAAATAGCGTATAAACGAGTTTTATTAGGTAAAGCCAGTAAAGCCGAATTGAAGGTTTTGATTAAATGGGCGGAGACCGAAATAAGCGAATGGGTAGCATTTTTAGAGGTATTGCACCAGAAAAATAAAACTTATAGCGACTAATTATAACTAACCCCCTCCTCGTGTAAGGCGGAGGAAGAAGATATGGAAAAAATAGTCTTACCAAAACTTACTTCAAAAGATTTACCTAAAAGATTATATTATCTGTATTTATATTTAAGACAATGCAATAGAGATTGCAATAGAGATAAGGTTTATAAAAATCCAGTTTGGCAGGTTTGCAAGGATTTACCAAAGTTAGATAAGTATAAAATTAATTAACAAAATTATGCCACCACTTCAAAGACCGAGAACGTTATCATATAAAGTTTGCGAAAAGTGCGGAAAAGAATTTAGTATTCATATTGGAGAAGAACCGCCAAATTATGTTAAGCCAAAACCAGAAAAAGGAATTTGCCAAGATTGTGATAATTTTATTCTTGATGAAAGAAGACATAAAACAGATGGAACACCTTGTTGGTGCAATCCAAGAGTAATAAAAGTAAAAGCAAATAAATCTATGAACAGAGATGAACAACAATTTTTATCAGTAGGTTATCACAAGGGCGAAATGGATTTTGGAGTGAATAGTTCTGTTGCCGATTTAACTTATGAGCAGATGAAAGAATTAAGAGAAATGACTATTGTGGCGATAGGGCAAATGGAAGCAATGTGGGCAAGGGGAATGGAAGAAAGAAGGGAAAAGCCAAATCAAAGCAAAACCTCTTAGGGTATAGATAACACCTCTCGCACGAATAAAATAAGGCGGAGGAAGAAGAAGAAATGGAAAAAGAAAAACAATACGCAATAACTTGGATTAAAGAATTAGAGGCGAAAATAAAACTATTAAGCACTGTGGCTGTTGATGACCACGATGTTCTTATTAGAAAACTTGATGTGTTTGATAATATAAAACTAACTATTGAGCAGATTAAAGAGTCTTAGCTTATAGATATTAGATTAGGGGGTTGATGTGGGGGTGAGTGGGTGCAAGTCCCATAATATTGTAAGTAGATGCTTAAGTAAATCTATTTATGAGGCGTGAGTTCGCATCCCCCCACCAACCCCTTATAGATATTAGATTTAATACTTTTAACTAAATAAAACTATGAACAGAGAAAGATATGTTTATTTAAGCGGAAAAACTGTGCGTTGGTTGTTAAAAAGATTTGAGAACAGTAATGCTATTGGTTTAGAGGGAATACGAGTTAAAGCATTTGTGCCAGAAAGAAAGGTAATTTCCAAGCCGATTAAGGTGGAATTTTATGCAAAAAACGGGGAGAAAATTGCTTTTAAGGGGTATAAAACTAAACTAATTTAATACTTTTAATAAATAAGACTATGAGAATACTAAAATACAACGGAAAATTAGTAGAAGAAGTCGGACATACAATTAACGGAGATACAGTAGTATTTATAAGATATTGCCGACCAGAAGATATGCCGAAATGTGAATGTGGCAGACCAATAGACAGGGAAATATCTATTGTAGAGGGTTGCCGAAATTGGAATGAGAGCATTGAAGGTGTCGACACATTGCCTCCGAAGTTAATTTAATACTTTTAATAAGAAACAAAGAACCATGAGGCCTCAAAGTGCAATTCAAAAAGGAAAAGAATTAGAAAATTGGATTGTTGATCGGCTTAGAATATCTGGGCTTGATACAAGGGCTTATAGACAGCGCGGATCTGGAAATGGTTTAAATAAGGGCGATGTATGGAATGATTTAAATTTGTGTATTGAGGCCAAGAACTGCAAGAATTTCAGCCGGGAATGGTTTAAGCAGGTTAAGAGAGAAAGTTTAGGGATGCAAATTCCAGTGGTGGTGTGGCACACAAATCAGGTTCCATTGGATGATTCTGTTGTGCTTATAAGTTGGAATTACTTTGAAGAATTACTGTTAAAGAGCAGGGAGTCAGAGTTAAAGCAACCAGACAGGGAAATGAAATATAACTTAGTTAGGTTGGTTGATGCAGCTAAAAGAGTTATTAAAGATTTATAAAAAATATGCCAATAGGAAAACAAGGATTTCAAAAAGGACAAAAAAAATAAAAATTGGAACGGGTTTCAAAAAGGGCGCAAATTGACAGACGAGCAAAGAAAAAATATAAGTTTATGTAAAAAAGGAAAACCTAATGGTCTTTTAGGCAAGAAACATTCCGAAGAAACTAAGAAAAAAATAGGATTAGCAAATTCTATTGCATTAAAGGGGAAAAAATACAAAAAAGAAGGAGAATATAAAACTGTGCAAAGTTATAGGATTAGGCATTCAGAAAATTATAAAAATTGGAGAATTAAAATATTTTTAAGGGACAATTTTATCTGCCAAGGATGCGAAAAGGTTGGTGGAAAATTAAATGCTCATCATATAAAAAGCTTTTCTAAATATCCAGAACTAAGATTTAATATTGATAATGGCATTACTCTTTGCGAAGATTGCCACGAGAAAACGGACAATTATCGAAATAAGAAATACAAACTTTTTTAAAAACCATGACAGAGCGTGCCAAATCAATTTTATATCTTTTTCTGTTTTCGTATTTTCTTTGGGGAATGTTTACTATAATGCTGGTTATGGGAGCACTCAGAGATTATGAAAATAGAATAGAATCGGAAAAAACATGTTTTGTTAAAGACCAAAATAATATCTGTTACACCGCAGAGCATTATCAAAATTATTTAAAATATAAGGAATACGCTGAGCAGATGGCAAAATCCGGATTTAGAGAAAAATACAAATGAAATCAGAATTTTGGATTTTCATACAAGCATTTCTGATAGTTATGGCATTTAAAGTTTGGATTGATTGGGAATATTTAGGACTTTATTCGGGATTTATCTGTTGGATATTATTGACTATTATTTGGGGCATTGGAACATTGAATATAATTAATATATTTCCCGAAGAATGAGTCACGACCACTTCAAGAAATCAACAAAGGAAAATGTGATAAAAATAATTGAATTGTTGCGTGAAGGAAAAAGCACCGCTGAAGTGGGAAGGATTATGAAAATTGACCACACAAGCGTAATTTATTGGAGGGATAAAATTGGGCCGAATAATATCTTTGTGGATAACTTTTTTCCAGAAAATGTTATAATAAAGGTGTATAAAAAAGAAAAACCTGCGGAAGAAAAAATTATCTGCCAATTCTGCAAGGGCAAAAAAGATAAGAAGTGGAAGACAACCGGCCATTGCTGTATGCTTGCATGGCACAAAGCAAACGAAAAGAATAGAAGTAATTTTTATTGGTAAAATGTTAGATTTAAAAAAAGGAACAGAAGAACTAAACGCTTATTTGTATATTACTCGGCCAGTTGATCCACAAGGACTTCATTTTGAATCCGTGCAGGTTATTCTGCAATACGATGAAAAAATAGCTTATGCAATAGCTCAAAGAAAAACGCCTGAGAATTATTTGCTAATTCCTGTCAGTTTTATCCCAGTCAAAAAGATTTTAGGAGATATAAATTTTATTCCACCAACGCCACCGGCTCCATTGCCAGCCAAAAAGCCCCGGGCTACAAAAAAGCAATTCAAGTATAATTTACAATTAGCCGCAGAAAAGTTTTGTAGCAAAGCAGACAAAGCAAAATTATTAAAAATAATTGAAAAAATATGAAACCTCCTCTAATGCAGGGACACGCCAACGATTTTCAAACTCCACCAGAGGCATTATATCCACTTTATCCTTATTTGAAAAAAGATTGGACTATATGGGAATGTTCTTGCGGAAAAGGAAATTTGCAAGACGAACTATTGGCAAGAGATTTTAATGTGGTAGGGACGGATATTTTAACAGGACAGGATTTTTTAACTTATCAACCAGAAAAATTTGATTGCATAATCACAAACCCACCATTTTCATTGAAGCAAAAGTTTTTAGAAAGATGTTATAAATTAGGAAAACCGTTTGCATTGCTTTTACCGCTTACAACATTTGAAACGGCAAAGAGGCAGGAATTATTTAAGAAGTATGGTTTAGAGGTTATATTTTTTGACAAGAGAATAAACTTTGAAACGCCAAGTGGAAAAGGAAGCGGAAGTTGGTTTGCGACAGCGTGGTTCACTTATGGTTTAAATATCGGCAAAGAAATGACATTTGTAAAATTAAAAAATACACAAAATGTTCAAATTTTATAGCAAAACTTTTACAGACCCCGACAAGATAGATAAGTGGCTTAATGGATTTTACAAAGACGAGCCGATGGCTAATTATAATTACGAAGTTATAGGTTATGTTTCAGTTGGAAGTGCAGTGATGATTACACTAAAAGTTTGGGAATCCCAAAAGGTTGATTTAACAAAGTTGCCTAAGAGAGGCGATAAATAAAATGGCAACTCCACAACAAAGAAAGCTGATTAAAAAGTGCTTAATATGTGGATATGAAAGAGGGATAGATAATGCCCATATTTTTCCAGTTTTGATTATAAAGCAGTTAGTGGGGATATTTTTTGAGAAATCAAAGAAATTAAAATATAAACCAGCCAAGCACACACTTATTTTGTGTAAAAACTGTCATTGGGCTTACGATCATTTCCTATTAAACAAAGATGAATTTGAAAAAATAAAAATGTTAGTAGTATCTGAAATGACGGAAATGCAAGAGATTTTTAAAAAACAATTTTTGGAAGGGAAAATAGGAGATGATAAATTGGTCGCTGATTTTTCTAATTGGAGTAATAAATTTGATAAGTTTGTAGGTAAATTATATGGAGGATATTAGAACAAAAAAAGTTATTAATGAGGTTGCAAAGGGTAGCACTCTCGCTTCTGCTCAAAGAAAAGCCGGATATGCGCAAGCTACTATCCGTTCTGCTAAAATACAAAAAACAAAAAAGTTTAAAAAAGCTGTTTTGCCAATAGTCCAAAAGTTAGAGGACGAAAGAAATGCGATTATTGAAAGACTTAAAAAGACAAGAAACAAAGCAAAATATAGGGATCTTATGGATGGGTTAGACAAAACTACTAAGAATATCCAACTTCTTACAGGAGGAAAAACAGAAGACAGCCACATGACAGTTAGTTGGGAAAAATAAATGGAAATTAAAATACCATATAAACCTCGCAAGTGGGCCAAAGAATTACACGAAGCCACAGAGCGCTGGATTATGTTGGTATTGCATCGCAGAGCAGGCAAAACAACAGCGGGGCTTAATCATTTGCAAAGAGACGCACTGAAAATACCAAAAAGCCAGTGGGCGTATATCGGCCCGACATACAAGCAATCTAAAAGAATTGCGTGGGATATTGCCATTACTATTTCGCAACCCATACCTGAAGTGATACAAAATGTTTCTGAATTGACTATAATTTATCCAAACGGTTCAAAACTTATTTTAGTTGGTTCTGATAACCCGGACGCCTTAAGAGGAATGGGATTATGGGGAGCTTTCTTTGACGAGTATCCTTTACAGCCGAGCAATGTATTTTCAGAGATAGTTTCAAAATGTTTAGCCGATCACTTAGGCTATGCTATATTTGGAGGAACTCCGAAAGGGAAAGGAGAATTTTGGAGGATGTATAACAACTCTAAAAATAATCCTGAATGGAGATTGATTTATAAAACAATAGAACACAGCTTAAAAGAAGAAACTGGAGAAACTATTGATAATTTGAGAAATGCTTTAGAAGGCGACAGAAGCCTTGTTCGGCAGGGCTTAATGACGGAAGACGAACTAAATCAGGAATGGTATTGTTCTTTTGAGGCGGCCATTAGAGGGGCTTATTATGCCAAACAAATTTCAGAGGCCAGAGAACAAAAGAGATTACGGATTGTGCCTTACGATTCTGTTTTAAGGGTGCATACTGTTTGGGATTTAGGAATTGGACAGGCGATGGGAATAGGTTTTTACCAACGCTCTGGGTTGGAAACCAGAATGATTGATTACTGGGAAGGATTAAATCAAGAAGGAATACCGCAAGCTATCCGGGCTATACAAAACAAGCCATATATTTACGGAAAACATTTTGCTCCACATGATATAAACGCAAAAGATATTGGCACAGGAAAGACCAGAAAAGAAACTGCAACAAGTTTGGGAATAAATTTTGAAGTGATACCAAGCCTGACAGTTGATGATGGAATCAATCGGGGAAAATTGATGTGGAATCATTTATGGATTGATGAACAGAAATGCGAGGTTTGGCTTGATTATATTTCTCAATATAAGCAGGAATGGGACGATGATAAAAAGATGTTCAGGAATAAACCGGCGCACGATTTTACAAGCCACGCCGCAGATGTCCACAGATACGCGGCCATAGTTGAGGATCAAATGAAATCAGAAATAGATAAACCATATAAACAAAAACCTCACCAAAGTCTTTGGGAGGTGGAAGGGTAAAATGCCGGAAGAAAAAATAATAATTGAAATGACAGAACGAGAAGCGGAAGATTATGTTGCATTGCGTGCCGCCGGGTTTTTTGAATCAGAGGGAGAGATTAGAATTTTTAAAGAGATTGGAAGCGGAGTAATTAGATATGTCAAAAAAGTTTTAGCTCCAAAACAGAAAGAGGTTTTTCTTTACGAAAGGAAAAAAGTTGCTTGTGGATAACTATTTGACAGTAGTATGTTATAATAAAATAAACTAATTGCCCTGGCCTGAAAGGTTTACTCAAATCTTATTCAGAGGGGCTTTCATCAAACAGCAATTTTTTTGTTGCCTGATGAAAGCCCCTGTTTTGTTTGAGTTTTTTAGCGGCTATCTCTGTATAGCTAAGATCTACTTGCCACAAATTTGCAAGGAAGCCGGGATACCGGCTAAAGAAATCAAACTATGCCAGCACCAGAAACATAAAAAATTATTAGTCGTTGATTGTTTTGAGGAGTAGCGACTTGAATACTCCTACCCCTCAAAATAGTCAAGAGTATTCAAATGCCAATAGGAGTTTATCAACATAAAAGAGGAGTTTATCATCACTCTGCCAAAACCAAAAGAAAAATAGGCGGAGCAAATAAAAGAAATTATCTTTTAGGAAAACACAACCCTTCAAGATACTGGCTCGGAAAGGAAAGACCAGATATGGTGGACAATAAATTTGCGCAAGGAATACCATCTTGGAATAAAGGTATTTTTGGAAAAAGAAAAAACTGGAAACAAGCAAAAGAATGGTACCACAACTTACACAACTGGATTAGAAATACGAAAGGCAAGGCAAGTAAATGTGAATTTTGCGGGAAAGAAGGAACTGGAAGAGGAATGCACTGGGCGAATGTTGACCATAAGTATAGTAGAGTTTTAGAGGATTATATTTCATTATGTCAAAGTTGTCATCGTAAATATGATATTAAAAATAATTTTGTAAAATGCCAAGCCCAGAAACACTATTAAAGATTGCCGTAAAACAATACCAGTGTAGTTTTGAGTTCAAACGTCAACGTGTTGATGATATTCGCAAGAACGAAGCATATTATATCGGCCGAAAAGTAAAAGCGCCGATAGGAAGATTCGCAGTTTCTCTGCCGACAATGTCCGGGTTTGTTGACCACATGATGTCAAAGATAGACGATGCTCCGTCTTTGAATTTTGGTTATAGAGATATTGCAGATAAAAGATTGGCTGAAAAAGTAACCTCGGCTTGGGCTGTTGACAGCCACCCGAACAAAGCTAACTGGGCGCTAAAAGACAGATGGGCCAAAAAGACAGGATTATTTTCAGGCCGGGCTATTTATAAAATCTATTCAGAATCAGACCCGGAGTATAAACATAATTTAGACGTGGTTGAATTTGAGGACTTTATGTTTGAACCGATGGGAGGAGGTAATTTGGAAAACCATTTATTCTGCGGACACGACAATTTATTTAGAACCAAGGCAACTTTAATGCGCGGAGCCGAAGCTGGCATTTATGATAAGAATCAAGTATTGAAGCTTTTTAATAATCTTTCAAGCGATACAGAAAAAAAGGCAGAGGATATTTATAAATCAAAAGCCGAACGCTTATCAAAACTTGGATTGAGTTTGACCAACAACGAATATGTCGGACAGTCGGTGATCAAATTGGTTGAGTGGTATATGGAATATGAGGGCGAGAGATATAAACTGTTATTTGAATGGTTTACCCAGACTTGGGTTAGTTGCCACAAGCTAAAAGATGTCTTTGAAAGCAATTTATGGCCTTTTACAACTTGGGCGACCAATGAGGACCCGTTTAACTTCGCCTCCAAAGCACCCTGCGACGATATGAGGCCAGTTGCTGAGGCGATTGATATAATCTTCAACCAGGCCTTAGATAACCGCTACAAGCGCAATTTTGGACAAAGGGCATACGATTCAAGTATCTTTCCTAACCCCGAAGAGTTGGAGTGGCGACCGGACGGACTGGTGCATGCTACCGCAATTAAAAAGGGAGTAAATATCCAACAAGGAATTTATACTTTTGAAACGCCAGAAATCACCGGAAGCATTGACCTGATAAACTTTATGGATATTTATACCGGTAAGAAGCTGGGTTCACTTCAACAAGAAGGTGGCGCGCAAGACGCGGCAGACCAAAAAGTAGGCATTTACTTTGGCCAGCTTCAACAAATGGCTGACTTGATTGGATTAAAGAATAAATCTTACAGAGAATCACACTTAGGTTTGGGGTTGAGATATGCTTGGGGTCTGAAAGAACACTTGAAAGAGCCGATGCTGGTAAAAATGATTGGAGAGAACGGAGTTGAATGGGAAGAACTGACAAGGGGCGAAGCACAGAAGTCGCCGGATTTAGACCTTGATATTACAGGAGGTTCAGCGGAAGTTATGGCAAACGAAGCTAAAGCAAGAAGGAAGGCCGAAGGAGTAGCCTTGATTATGAAAAGCCAAACATTGATGAGCCAAGTAAATCCTCAATGGCTTTTAGCGGAAGTATTAAGCCCTGCTTGGGATCCTGCCGAAGCAAGGTTGGCTATGTCAAAAGACCCTGGAAATTTAGACCAGATTTCAAGAGCTTCTGAAGCAATACAGCAAATTTTAAAAGGTAAGAAGCCAAAACTAATGAGAACGGCTAACACGGCATTTATGCAATACATTTTGGACTTTGCTATGGATCACGAAGATTTAGAGGACAACGAATTTAACGCTTTAATGGCCTATATTGACGCTCACAAGAGGTATGCAGTTGAGAATACTATGCGACAAGCACAGAATATAAAGATACAGCAAAAGGAAAATATGGCAAGGAGTATGCTCAATGTTTCTGAAAACGTGAAGATACCGGAGAGGAATGCAGGATCGCCTCTTAATCCTGGCATATCGGGAAATAAGGCAACGGCTTTGATGACCGGTCGGGCTAATCCGGCTGAAATGGCAGTTTAATTTTATGGAAGAAATTTTTAACAACACAGCAAAATTAAGGGAGGCGTGGACTTTCGCGGAAGACAAGAAAAGAACTTTTGCTTGGGAGAAGCGAGCGCGTGAATTGATTGCCGTGCAAGGAGTAGCCAAAACAGACGCGATTAAATTATTACTTTCGGAAATTGAATCAGAATTGAAAACAACGATTGATAAATTGGTTTGGGGCAAAGGATTGCCTGAATTGGAGCGAGCGCGACTGGAAGTGAGGAGAGATGACTATATTTGGTTTTATTCCTTCTTTGCAGACCCGGACGAGAAATTAAAATCATTGGAAAATATAATATTAAAAGAAATAAAAAACTTATGATGAGAAAAATTAAGCCAGAAAAGTTTGGAGATATGGCTGAAATGCCAATGGCAGAGGCCAAGCGATACCCAAATTTTTATATCTCCACAAAACATTTACCAGAAGCTAAAAAATGGGAAGTAGGGCAGACATATCATATTGCTTTGGAAATAAAACAGACGGGAATAAGTATGCATAAAGACAAAGAAAATAAAGAGGAGGGCAACGCCGATTTTGAAATTACTGCCATAGAAGTTTTACCAAATGAAGGCCCAAAGAAAAAATACGAAAAAGTAATGCGCTATAAAGAAGAAATGTAATTATATGCCACCAAAAGTTGAAGGAGCAAGACAATTAAATACTTTTCGGCAGGCCAAGGCTTATTTTACTGAAACGATTTACAGGGGTTTGAAAGATAAAATCGCAGGATTGCGCCGAAGAAATGTTGTAGCCAATGCTTTATCTTTTTCAAGAACGAATAAAGATTGCTTGGTGATTATAGGCGATACTAAAAAAGATGACATTGTGCTTGCCTATAACGGAAGTTATGCCGTCACAAAAGTAGTTAGTAAATATTTCAGAGCCGGCCAGAAGATTATAAAATCAATAGTTTTTAGAACAGAAAAAGATGAGCAAGTGGCAGAGCACAAAGTATCAGAATTTTTACAGGTAATTGACGCTTTTTTATATCAATTTTCCGAAAATCTTAACGAAAAAAAAGATGAGCCAGGCAACAATACAACAGAGCAAAATTAAATGGTATTCAATTTATGAGAACGAAGCGAAGACAAGAGAACAAGATAAAAAATACCAAGCAAAAAAACGACTTTTAGGATTGGTTGATAAAACTCAAGAATATCGGGAGTGGAGAGAAAAAAATCCCAAAGCATATAAAGCTCAAAATTTATTAAATTGGTTAGTAAAATGCGGAAAGATAAAACGCGGTAATTGTCAATTAAAAGATAGATTTTGCTCAAAGGGAACGATACAAGCACATCATCCAAATTACGATGAACCCTATAATGTTGTGTGGCTTTGTGCCTCACACCACAAAAAGGTTGACTTAGGGTTATTAGAATTAAAATTAAAAAATAAAAATTATGTCAACAAAGAAACTTCAATATAAAGTCTTAGAAGCAGTTGAAGAATTGGAAGTCGGGCAAGTTGTTGAGCTTACTGAAAAGCAAGCTGAAAAACTTGGCGCCGCCGTTGAATTGGTTCCCGAAGAACCAAAAGTAAAAAAAGGATTGAGAGTGGTTGGCCTTTACGATGGCCAGACAATTGACAGAACATACGAAAACGCAGAATTGGCGCAACAATTTTGCGATAAAATCAACAACTCCGGCAGAAACCAGAACAACGCGAAAGTTATTTAACAATTATATTTGGCAGTTCCGATAGTGTTTCAGAGGTTTTGGCCACTTGGCCGAGGGTGGGATTCATCCTTTTCACTTTTCCTCTGAATCACTCTCGGGGCTGTCAAAAGGGCATTATAGCCCAGAGGGATGGCGACCTTATTAAAGCCCGGCTTCAACTTCCAGCCGTTAAATAAGAATTATTATTATGGCAAATGAGCCAGAAAAGAAGGAGGTAGATCTTGGCGACTACCCTGACGCAGAGTCAAAAAAAATAGCCGAGGAAATGGCCGCTGAAAAAGCCGCCAAAGAAAAAGGCGAACCTGAAACACCGGAGAAGCCTGAAAAACCAGAACCGGAGAAGCCGTCCGAAGATGACGAGCCGGACAAAAAGCCGGACGAGGATGAGGACGACGAGGATGAGGGCGAGCCAGAACCCAAAAAAAATGAAGGAAGAATCCCGAAAACGATGCTTCTTCACGAGCATATGCACGAGAAGAAGGGTTGGCAAAAGAAAGAAAAGGCATTATTAGCTGAAATTGAACAGCTTAAAATAGCTAAGCCGGAACAGTCTAAAACTGAAACGGCCTCTGATATAAAAGCAATCGCTGAAGAGTTTGGCTTTGAGCCTGCAATGATTGAGAAATTAGTCAATGTAATAGGCGCAAAGACAGTACTCCCGGCTGATATTAAAGAGAAGTTGGAAGCTTTTGAGACAGAGAAAAAAGAGCAAGTTCAAGAGCAGCTATTTACAAAGCACTTTTCAAAAGAAGTTTCTCCAATGCTCACAAAGGACGGAATTGACGAGAAAGGCGCGGATAAGATTAAAAAACTTATTCACGAACTCGCCTTTACCGAAAAATACGCCAATGCTGATTTAGACGAAATCTATATCATCGCAAAACAGAAAGGCATGCTTGAAAATTTAGGTGTTTTCAAGGGTCGTAAAACTGCCGAAGGAGGCAGAGGCGGAACCGGAGCAGGCGGAGGCGGCGGATCTGACAAAGAAAATTGGAAGGATAAAAGTCCTGAAGATTTTGAAAAATGGTCAGACGAAATGGGCAAAAAAACTTCTGATTTAACTATTGTCAACCCGGACGGCACTGTCGGGTAAAGTCCAGCATCGTCTTATTAACTAAATTATAATAAGATGAGTGATACAAACACACTAACAGACTCTTTTCCAACCTATCATTCCAAGAGAATGCAGGTCAAAAGAGGAAAGCTCACCATCTACAAGGATATTTGCTCCTTTGAAGAAAGGGCAACCCTTGTAAAAGGTGCAGCAGTAAAAAGACCATATCGTTCTGCTTTGGTAGTCAAAGCTTTGGGCGATGATGGCGCTTACATAAGACAAGCATTGACAGACACTGCGGAGACTTTAACAGTCAACCAGGAACCTTCAATTGCCGCTTATGTAACAGATTCAGACGCAATCCAGTCCAACTACAAGACAATGAATCATTACTCGGACGACGCAATGAAGAGAATTGACGAATTTGTGGACGGAGATGTATTAGGCGAATACGCAAGCGCTTCTTCAATCGTAGCCAACTACGAAATGGGAGGCGGAGGTTCTGCTTCTGACGGAATCGGCTTTACTTTGACAACCTCAAATGTAATGCAGGTTTTCGGAAAGGCAAACAAAAAGATAGACAGAAAGCACGTTGCAAGAAAAGACCGCTGGGCAGTTATTTCCCCGGAGTTTTTTGATATTCTTTGGCAATTTATTGGAGGCAAAGAATCGGCTCTTGGAGATAAAGTCGGCACAAACCCGAACGAAATCGGAGTTTACGGCGGATTCCGTTTGTTTGTTTCAGAACAAACAGGTTGGTCTGCAAGGTTGGAATTTGCCACAAATCCAACAGCCAACGATACAATAACTATCAATGGCGCAGTATTTACTTGGAAAGCTGACACTATTACCACAGCAGGTTATATCCATATTTGTTCAACTGCGGCACTTTCGTTAGACCAACTTGTGTCTGCAATTAACACACCTGGAACAAGTGTAACCGAAGCAACAGATGCTGGGTTTTATGCTCTTAGCACGGCTAATCAAAACGCATTATCTGGCATTGTAGCCACAGATGGCACAACCTATATGACTTTGAAAGGAGAGGGTTATGGATTTATCGCAGTTTCTGAAGGATTATCAGCAGCAGCCGACATTTGGACTACCACAAAACAGTTGCAACACAACTTGTTTGGTCAAGGTAAGCCAATTGATTTGGTCATGCAAAAAGTTCCAAAAATTCAACTTAAAGACAGGTCTGACGCATCTTACGGATACACAGGTCAGGACTTTGTTGTTTGGGGCTTATACGGCTTGAAGACGTTTGCCGAAGGCGCGGATGCCTTGGTTGACGTTCAAATTCGTTCAGACGCATTTTAATAGTAATTGAGTAATCGGGGTGTGAATTTTTAAACACTCCACGCCCCGATAGCTTCTAAAACAATGAATAAAAATACATACATTGTCATCGGAGTTGTCGCGGTTGCTCTTTTGCTATTATTAGGCGCAACAATACGAGCTCCAATTCTTGGAGGACTGATTCATAACGCGGCTGAACAATTTGTTCAGGGAATAATAATCGGTGATACTCAACATCCTGCTTGCATTAAAATGCAAGACAGAACAGGAGGAGAGTATTCATTTATTTATATTCTTGATGGGACTGTTTCATCGCAAGATGCTGAAACTTATGTTCCAAGCCAGTGTTCGGGACTTTAGTTTTCCACTCTGTCTCTCTTTTGAGAGACAGCGATGGGAAACTAAAAATATAATTAAATAAAAATTATGAAACAAAATACAATAATTGGGTTAGTGTCATTATTACTTATTATTATAGTCGGATTATTTGTGCTTAATGCCGCAAAAGTTTCGACTTCATTAGGAGGAATAGCAGATGGAGATTATACTTTAAAGACAAGCACTGGAGCGCAAGCAGTTATTTGTTCCGGCCCTTGCGTGTTGCATAAAATAATAACAAGCAAAGCTGCAGATACTTTTGAGATAAGAGATGCGGCCGCTTCTTCGTCTGCAACCCCATTGGCCGTAACAGTGGTCAACCCTGGAAATATAGATTTTGATATGAACATGGTTTCAGGCCTTACTGCTTATGTAACTTCAACCACGGGAATTGTTTTTGTCACCTCCCCTCGTTAAATAAATAATCAATGAATCTTGAACCAGGAACAAAATTCGTTATCCCTTATCAGTTGAACGATCCGGCTGACACCAATACTTATTATTGCCGAGCCTATATTAGAAAGGCGGTTGGCGATGATTTGATTGCTACTGTTAATTTGGAAGACAAGGGAGATGGCAGATTTCTTGGAGAATGGTATGTTCCTCAATACAACGTGCCAACGCAGATTATTATAACCACAAAAGTTTTTACCGATGCCGGATATACAACAGAAAGTCTGCTTTTTTGGAGGGCAAACGAAAGCCATATAATACAGCAGAGCTGGTCGCCAGTTTTCGGCGGAGGCGGAGGAAGCGATATAAGCTACAAGAAAATTGAGGAAATTTTAAGGAAAATTATCAAAGACGAGGTAAAGTACCCTTCAGCCGAAAAGATTGACTGGCAGCCTGTTTTTAGCGAAATCCAAAGGGTTATAAGGGCGGTTGAGGATAAAAAGATGCCCGAGTTTCCTAAGATTGAGTTTCCGAAGCAAGAGAAAACAGATTTCGCGCCGATTATAAAAGAGTTGGAAAAATTAGGAAATTTAGTTGGGAAAATTGAAAACTTTGATTCCAGTCCGATAGTTTCTTATTTGCACGATATTGAAAAAGAAATCTTGAAAAAAACAGAATTTGAAGAATTAAAAAAAGTTGTTGCACTAATTCCTGAAACGATTGACGGCTATAACACAAAAAAATCCGAAGACAATAGACCATTGCCGGTTAAACCAAAAAGGAAATTTAACTTAACATTTGAAAGAAAAGAAAAAAACAATAAAAGGGCATTTGTATTTTAATGCAAAATATTTACAAAAAAATAATTATACTTTCAGCCATACTGCTTTCTCTCGCAGGGTTTTATTTTATAGGAAATCAGCCACAAAGTTTTGGTATAACTATTCCGAAATTAGATTTATTTTATTTAGATGGTTCTGATATGAAACCGCGTGGGAGTTGGGACTTGAATATGGGTTTGGGTGATGTAACGGCCACAGAGTTTTATGGTTCCGGGACCAGTTTAACCGGAGTATTACATTCTTATTCTGAAACCGACCCACTCTCTTTGCACCTTAATCAGGCTACTCCACAGACAATAATAAATGGAATACCTATATTTGATTCTGGACTTACAAGTAATGGGGTAATACGATTAACTCCAAATGGAACTGGAAATATAATTTTTAACGATACAAGTACAAACATTACTGCGGTTTTCAAAACTGACGACCAGGCAACTACTGATATAACTGGAAATGGTATGATTTTTTCTGCTGGAAAAGGAAATGGAATTGGGGCAGGAGGTTCAATGATATTTTATGCTGGTCACGGAGGAAATGATGGAATGGGAGGAGATTTTAATTTTTATGGAGGGAATGCTGGAACAGATAGCGATAACGATAGCAGGGGAGGTGCTTTAAGTATATATGGAGGTTCTGGAAATCAAGATGGTGATGGAGGAGAAATAAATATTTTTGCTGGTGATGGGGGAGAAGGTGGTTCAGATACTGGAGGAAATGTTTATATACAGGGCGGTTATGGGACTACTTTGGGAAAAGTTTATATATCAGACCCAAGTTCGGGGAAAAGTGCTATTTTAGATACTTCCTTACTTGCTACATCAGACAAAACCTTCACCTTCCCCAACCTATCAGGAACGCTTGCTCTTACGAATGACACAACTACTTGGTGGTCTGCAGCCACCGCCCAAACAGGTCTCACAGGCGATAAGACAGGGACGTTTAATCTTACCACCACAGGTACTCTCGGAGCAGGGGCGATAACAGGGACTATCGGCAGATTTACCACAGGAATATACGACAATGCAGCAACGCCACTCCTTGCCATAGGATTAGCAAGTAGATATTTATATGATGATAGTGGTTCAAATGTATCTATAAATTGGAATGACAGGATATTATACGCTACAGGTGGTGATAAGATACTTGACTGGGGGGCTATTTCTGGTCGTGCTGATTTTGATGATACCAATATTCTTACTTCTGGTACTCTTGGAGCAGGGGTGGGGACTTTAAGTGGCGGCAATGGGAACGCAACTTTTGCTTTGCTTAATCTAAATAACACCGCTAATCCTGCTACTGGCAATACTGCACAAACTTCTGACTCAGTTTTTAATTTAATGGGAACTATCAACAGTGGTTCCACTTTCTCATCACACGAAGCAGCAAAGATTAGTGCTTACAAAGTTTCTGACTGGTGGCACGCCTCTGCAGAAGCAGACCACGATTCAGGATTAAAGTTTTACACTACCAGCAATGGAACACCAACCTTGCAATTGACTATTGACGATGTTGGCCTTGCGACTTTCGTTGGGAACATTACCAGCGACAGCCCAGCGACATTTGCGAACATAACTATTGGTTCTGGTTCTATAACCGAAGGTTTTGGAGATACCATATCGTTTGGAGACGAAAATATCACCACCGGAGGCAGAGGGACATTTAGAAAATTAAGTTGCACAGATTGCTCTACGGCCGGAGACCGCGGCGTAGCATTGGGATTTGGGTCATCAGCAAGTGCCGACTACGGCACAGCAATGGGAGCCAGTACAGTAGCCAGCGGAGTCTATAGTACAGCAATGGGAGCAAACACAATAGCAAGTGCCGACTACAGCACAGCGATGGGTTATGGTTCCCAGGCAAATGCAATGTATAGCACGGCAATGGGATTTTACACAACTGGTAGCGGGGATTATGCTATCGCCATGGGACAGAGTACAATAGCAAGCGGGGACGCCAGCACAGCAATGGGCAGTGGCACAACAGCAAGCGGGGGTGCCAGCACGGCAATGGGAAGTAGCACAACAGCAAGTGGAAGCTACAGCACAGCGATGGGTGCTTTCACAGTAGCGAGTGGAAATTTCAGCATAGCAATGGGAGGTGCGGTCCCTATGGCAACAACAGCAAGTGGACATTGGAGTACAGCAATAGGTTATCAACTAACAGCAAGTGGAAATTGGAGTTTTGCCCTTGGTAAGAGTTTTACAAACGATATTGCAAGCAGTTTTGCAGTTGGTTTTGGTCAAAAAGACTTTGCCGTATCAGCAGGGTTAATTGATATTTATGGGTTAATAAATACCTATAACAGCATTGCTACTGTAAGCAATGGTGTTCCTTCTGAATTAGCGAAAGTTGATCTTACGGGACAGACAGCGGCAAAGTCAGCGACAACTATTTACACACCTACCACAAGTGGAATGTTCCGTATATCAATTTCCTTACAGGTTACAACTGCGGCAACGACTTCTTCAGTTTTAGGCGGGGCGACAGGAATTACTATAACTTATACCGAGCCAGACGGGTCGGTGGCACAAAGTATTAAACCTTTACTTACAAGCGAAGCAGGTGCGGTTATAATTCCAGCGACAGGAAATATAGGGAATGCTACTACTACTCAATCGCAAGGTTCAGCAATTATTTATGCAAAAACGGGCGTGGCGATACAATATGCAATTGGATATACGAGTGTGGGGGCAACTGCAATGCAGTATTCTGCCCACCTAAAAGTAGAAGCATTATAAAAATATTTATTAATTAAAAAATTATGGACACCTTCAAAGTAGTTATAAATGCACAAAATACAAAAGTAATTGAAACAGAATCAACTTTTAAAAAGATAGAAACCAAACAAGACTTGGAGATGAGATTAAAAATAATAAATACGCAACTGGATAAATTAAATGTAGATAAAAAACTGATAGAAGATAAATTAACAGCATTAAAAGTTTAAAATTTATGGATACAGAAATGCTCAAATAAAATAAAATGACACCAGAAACAACTACAATCGGTCTTATAGTCGGGATAACAATAGCCCTTATTGAACTGGTAAAATATCTTGGTAATTTGGCTTATAAGTTTTTTACTAAAGAAACCGATAAAGAAAAAATTAATGTTAAACAAGAAGTAGATATTGCTATTATCAAGGAAAAAGTGATGATGCTTTATACAAATCATATTCCGCATATTGAAAACCGATTAGATAAAATTGATGAAAAATTGGAGAAAATATTATTAAAGTAGTTCTTTATAGGTTGGTGGTTGAATTCTGGGAAGGGTTAGCTCAATCGGTAGAGCATCCGAACACTAATCGGAAGATATGGGTTCAAATCCCATCACGCCCAGAATCCAGCCACTAACAAAGTGAAAGTATAAAAAACCATACTTTCAGATAGGAGGTATTTGTGTCAAAGCTCTTTTGCCAAAAGCATAACTGTTTTATAACCAAAAGGCGGGCAGTCAGATGCCTAATACGGCACTGCTACCATTTAAGAAGAAAGGGGGTGAAACATGGAAGGTTCAATTATCGCTTGCCCCTATTGCCACAAAGTCCGCAGGGGAAACTTGTGGGTTACCGAAAATGACCTTGTGGTCAACATTTGGAAAACGATTATGGAACAGGGCATTACCCGAATAGATATTTTAAGGGAATACTGCCCTAAGTGCAAACCGCAAAAAGTCAAAACATAGTCCTTCCCATAGGGTGTACCCCAGTCCAAACCCACCAAAATCCCCAAAAAAGGGACTTCGTGGGTACACCCTCCTTTTTATAATTACACCTCGCCCCAGTCCATTTTATAAAATATGCAAAACAAAATAAACAAATATGGCCTAAGGCCATTAAAAAAGGATATAAGGGATTTTAAATTAAGCGGTGTTTTCGCGCGGTTTGATTTAAGTAAGTTGCCGGATGAATTTGTAGTTGGCCAATCTGAAATACTGGATCAACAAGAAACTGATTATTGCACCGCTTTTTCAACCTGCGCCGCTTCTGCTATTCAGGAAAACAAAACCCTTAATCCTTATTGGAGTTTCGCAGTTTCAAAAAAGATTTCAGGGGATGTTGATGCATGGGGACAGGATTTAAGAACGGCCATAAGGGTTCATACGGAATACGGAGCTATTGAAAATATGATTAACCTCGGCAGAGATATTGTAAATTATCCTATTTTATACAAGGAAGCAGAAGGACATAAAAAGCAAAGTTATTTTTCTGTTGATGGGCCATACGACCATTTTGATAATTGCCGAGTAGCTTTGTATCAAAACCAAGACAAAAAGAGGTTTATTATTACTGGTTGTTTATGGAGAACAAGCTGGACTGGAGCCGATAAAGGAATAATACCGGAGCAATATGAAAAGAATGGATTTGGACACGCTTTTGTTTTTGCGGGTTGGGTAAAATTTGGCGATAAAACATATTTAAAAGCCCAACTTTCAAACGGGCAAGATATAGGGTTAAATGGAAATTTCTTTTTTAGCCGCGAGATAGTGAATAAAGAATTTAAATTTGGGTCTTTCCTTTTTGTTGATTTAGACCCGGAAAACATAAAAAAACAACAATGGAATTTTTGGATAAAATTATTAAACTTTATTAAAAATTTATGGCGGAAATAAATACAACTACGCAAATCTGCGCGTTCTTTGAGGAGCTTGTTGGAGAATCTGTGGATGAGACCACAAAATTAAATTTAGCTGAACATGCAAAAGATTTAATTGAGGGCGACAGACCCTGGGCTTTTCTGATAAAAGAAGATGCCACAAAAACATTCGGAACAAGCGATAATTATTTAACCGCCAAAGCCCTGCCGAGCGATTTTGAAAGCGATTATAAAGTTTATTTGGGAGATGCCACACTGAAAGATTTTTACGAATATCATGCTGTGCCATTTCATTTGAGGAGAAGATTTAACGACAGCTCTTACACTTATTACATAGATTACGCAAACAGCAATTTATACATTTGCGGTTCAACTGCCAAGCAATACACAATTTACCTTTACTATATTTATAAAACCCCGGCGCTTGCCTTAACACTATCTGACCCTGTATGGCCTGCTAAATTTAGAAAACTGATAGCTTTTATTATGGCGAAAGTGTGGAGAAGCGGAATTGACTTTGATGAGATAACTTCAAAACAAGCGGTTTCGGATAATTCTGAAGCCAAAGCACTTTTAGAAGCCATGGAATCGTGGGATGACAAAATAAAACTTCGCCAGCTAAATAATAGAACCGGCTTTGCGAGTGATAAAAATTCATTTAGCGAATCTGGCAGAGTAAATTTTAACGACTAATATGCCAAGAACAAAAACAATTAACAACTTCGCCTTCGGACAGATAGATACCCTGGAGCCTCAATCGCTTCCCAGAGGTGCTGTTTCGCGCGGACTTAACTTTCTAACACAAGCAGACAGAATAGAACTTCGCCTTGGCTATAAAGTTTATGGCAACAAAGATTCCTCTACTGGTAAGATTACAGGCTATATTGTGGCAAAAACCGCCGCTGGGGTTGAATGGCAATATAGAACTCACGGACAGAAACTTGAATATTATGTTTCGGCTACAGATACTTGGACTGAAATTGGAACTAACATTTTAGGAGCCTCGGCAGACGGCAAGGATATTTCTTTTGCAGAATGGCACCCGATCGCAGGAGACTTTGTTTATCTTAATTCTCCTTACGGGCCATTCCTAAAAATTGATTTGGCAACGCCTGATACCGCGAATGATGTTTATAACGCGGCTACAAACTATAAGGGCTACATAAAAATAGCTGAAAACAGAATGTGGCTTTGGCAAAGAACTGGTGATCCGACTGGTGTGTATATTTCAAAAATAAACGACCCGGTAGATTTTACTTATTCTGCTACGCGAGTTGCAGGGGAGGGTAATATTTTCAGGCAGGACGATGGTGGCCCAACACAGAAAATTGATACCTACGGAACGAAACATTTCTGCTTTCATAAAACTAAGACTTGGGTTTTGGAATTGACCGCAGATGATACAAACGCCACTAACCAGATTTATAGGGACAGGGTTGGAATTTCAAGCCCCAGAGGTTCTGTTTCTACCGGAGACGGAATTTATTATATTGATGATGTTGACCAAAAAGACCCTCAAATACGACTTCTGGCTATAAGTGAAAGCAACGCGGAAATCATCCCATATTCTATTTCAAAAAATATATTATTTGAGAAAAAACGAGTTGGAATTGATTTATCTGATTACCTTTTTGATAAGGCCTGCGGAGAAGAATGGAACGATTATATTTTATTCGCCTGCCGGACTTCTGATTCTACGCAAAATAACCGAGTGCTTGCCTACCACAAGAAACTAAAATCCATTGATATTTTAAATTATTGGGTAACAGTATTTCAGATTTTGTCCGGGACTTTGACCGGCGGAGATCCAGTGCAAAATAACATTATACAAATGTTTACGGAAACTTCTGACGATTCTTCTGTGATAGAAAATTATGTTGAGCTTAATAAAGATAATTTAGATTTTGCAGGGGAAAAGAAACTGAAAAAATTGAGAGTTTGGGGCAGAATTGGAAACGAACAGCAGATTAAGGTTTATGCCAAACTGGATAACAACGCTGATTTTGTGGAATTGGGAACTATAAGCGGAAGTGCTTTGGCGGCGGCTGATGAGGTTATGATTGGTAGCCGGACAGTAGGACTAACGACTGTGGGAGGTGAGTCATCAGGAGAGGACTGGAGCGAGTTCGTTTCGGAAATAAATATTACACTTGGGCGGTTTAATTATATCGTTTTACGCTTTGAAGCATTAGCTCTTGGCACTGCAAATATAAGTCGCATTGATTACTTCGACATAAGATTAAAGAGTAGCCGTTTAAGCTCTAACCTTGTATAAATTATTTTTAAAATCATAATTTCTATGACACCTAACACATCTTTCAACATAATCATCAAGATTTCTACGATATTTATGGTCTATATTAGACCAGTGTTTTGCAGGTTTTCCACAATCTATGCAAATTTGCGGTTTTCCTTTATGAGCTTTTACCCACGAATGAATCGGAGCATATCCAGCATCTTCGCCTTTCCATTTCGGATGTTTTTTACCCATATTTTGCCCTTTTTTAAAAGATGTTTTGTTCGGCTTTATTACTCCAATAGTATTTCTATTCCACGCAGGAGTGCCAACCCGACCTATCCAATAACATTTATAAGAACAATATTTTCTTATTTTCCAAGATGGAGCGATAAAAACTTTATTGCAAATTTTACACTTAAAAGAAGCCCTTGGCTTTCCAATGAATTGTCCCTTTGAATTTCTTATAATCATAAAATTAAATAAAAGCCCCCTCAAACCTGCAAGGTAGAGGGGACATGAAAATAATAATTATACCTTGCAGGGTAATTTAATATTAACATAAAAAATACAATGATACAAGAATTTTTATCAAGTATAGCATCAAAGATAATCACCGGCATTGTCGGAGTCGGTTTGATTATAGGTGGGTTTTTCGGAATGAATCAGGTAGAACAAAAATTTTCTGCCGTCGTCCCGACCGTAATCGCCAGCTTTTCTACCACCTTGGCTGCGGAAATTACCTCTACGGCAACTACGATGACCCTAACCTCCGGCACGACAGATGACAGCACAACCCTTAATGGAACTTATGGCTTTGTTATAGATTCCGGTGTTAGTGGAAAAGAGGAATTTGTCTTGGCTTCTTGTACTGACACCGCTTGTACTTCAATGACGCGCGGAGTTTCTTCAATAACAGGCAACACCGCAGTAACTGCTCTAAAACACGCCCACTCGCGCGGAGCCTCTGTTAAGATTTCAGACCACCCACAACTTGCGATTATTTCAAGGATTATAAACGCAGACGAAACATTCCCTAACGGCGCTACTTTTGGAGGTAATGTAAGTATTACAGGGACAGTTTCAACAACCTCACTGGCGACTTTTGGTGGCAAGGCAACTTACAAAAACACTGAAACGATAAATGACGATAAAGATTTGGCAAGCAAGGCGTATGTGGATTCTGCCGCCGCATCTGGCGCGCCAAATATGTCTTTGACAGCCAAAGGTATAGGTGAGGAGGCCACCGCCGCAGAAATTAACGCAGGAACGCAAACAGGTTCAACTTCTGCTGAATTGATAGTAAATCCAAAATACTTAAAAGATGCTATTTATTACACCCAACTTCCGACTTCTGACGAGAAAGCGGCTTTAGCCGGAACTGGAACACCATCATCGGGAAATAAATACTGCACAGCAGACTATCCAATTCCTATCTCTTACTTAGACACAACTACAACCCTCGGAACATCTGATACAAAAGTGCCTTCTCAAAAAGCAGTTAAGACTTATGTAGATGCTACTCCGCCCTCTTCAACAAACGGAGTTATCACAAGAGCAGGAAATGCGGGTGCAGGCGCAGTTACTACGGCTCACGGATTAGGAAGAACTCCAAAAATGGTAAGAGTGTCTGCAATATATTTACCGTCTACTCATTTTGCGCCTGCTTGGTCAACAGGTTCATATAATGGAACTACAAATGCTTGTAATTTTTATACAGCATCAGTTCAAACAGCTTTAGTAACTTATGATGCGGTAGGAGGTTCAACCACTTATGCAATTTATGTTTCTGTTGCTAATGCGGCTGGAACTTACGCACAGCGAGGAGTAATAACGGTTGACGCAACTAATATAACAATAACTTGGTCTCTTCCCGCAGGAGGAGCATTGCCAGATACAAATGATATACAAATATCTTGGGAAGCAAATTGACCGATATGAAAATTAAAAACAAAAAATTAAAAACTAAAAACTATGCCAACCTACAACACAGAGACAAGGTATGATTCTAATGGTCAACCATATCAAGTCAGAATAGCAAGTAAAACTCCAAATGAACTGGCGCAGGAGAGAGCTGATGCTGCCGGGCAGAAACCTGTTGAGGCAGGAAAAGCAAATCCTAATTATAAGGATTGGTCTTTGCCTGAAAATGGGGGAAGCGGAGCGCCGCCCGGAACAACTGCCATAGCAGAACGCCCGGGCTATGCACAAGAAGCCGCTAACGCAGCGAACGCGCTTGATATTGATTTTACGCAGGATGAGGAAGCGGCGGCGAGGGAAGAAGTGAGAAGGCAAAAACAAGCCCAAGTGGATGCTATAAATAAGATTTATGATGAAATGCTAACGGAAGAGCAACAGACCGGAGTAGAAAGAAGCGGCAGAAGCAAGGCCATAGCAAGCAGAGCAGGGATTTTAGAAACCCCGATGGGTTCGGCCCAACTAACAAAAACAGAGCAATTTAACGCCCAGCAACAGAAATTATTGCAGGCGGAAAGAGAAGCCAAAATTGTTGCCATAGAGGACAAAATGAACACCCGATTGGATGAAAAGATTAAAGCCGAAAGGGAGTTGGCCGGTAAAAATTACGACAAATATCAGGATTTTTTGAAGGAACAGGCGACAGAAGGCGAAAATGACCTTGTTGGTATAGCCAAGTCTGGCACACAAACCCTTGATATGTTTAAGACAAGCGATTTTTATAAGCAAATAAAGCAGGAAACTGGTTTTTCAGATATGAAGCTGGACTATCTTTTTAACGCAAATTTACCGAAAGAATGGCAGTTTAATGAATTATTTAAAACGCAATACAAGGGCGAGAACGGAAATCAATGGCTTAAAAAGATAGTGATAGATCCTGCAACAGGACAGCAGAAAGAGTTGAATTACGACTTGGGAGTTCCTTTTAAAGAGACGGAAGAAATAAAAGAAGTTGAAGGAATGCCATATAAAGTCATAAAAGACGCGGAAGGAAAGGTTGTAAGGTATGAGGCGATACCGGGGATTGTGAAGAAACCGAAAGCAGAGGATATAGTTACCTCCGGTGGATTAAAAATATCCAAATCAGAAGTCGGAGAATTGGGTAAAACATTGAAACAAAATGCTGGGTCTGATGGATATGTTAATACCGCTGAATATTTACAGGGACTAAAAAACTGGATTGATCTTAATGGGCTTGCAAAAGATTATTACGCTAACTTTTTACCAAAAGATTATCTAAACCCGGCTGATCCGACTATTCCACAGAATATAAAAAACCTGTTAAAATATGACGAGGTTCAGGCTCTTATTAACGCATTAGGAGGATAACAATATGACTGAAAACCCATTATTAAAAGGAATAGGTGGCAGACCATCTACTCCAACCGATTCCTATAAATCTGATAATCCTCTATTAAAAGGACTTTCTTCGGTTGCAAAACCAGCAGGAGTTGTGGAAGAAAAACCGAAACAACTTTCAGATTATTTTAAAGAGCAAGGAATGAGACAGCAGGGATGGTTTGAATTGGAAAAGGCAGGAAAACTTACGCCCGAATTAAAGAAATTAGAGGAATCTGGTTTCGCTCCACCAGGATCAGCGAAACCAGATATAGGTTCTGAAGGAATAGTCAAAAACTTAACAAACAGCATAACCCTTGGGGTGAACAGTTTATTTAATCAAGGGAAAAATTATTTTACATCAACTCTTCCACAACAAATAGCTGGCTTCGTTAAAGAAAACACAAAGTCATTAAGACAAGTTTCGGGATATACCCCAGAACAAGAAACTAAAATCCAAGAAGCAGAAAACAAATTAACCGCAGAAGCGCAGGATAAATACAAAAAAAATAACGAAAGATTTGATAAATGGCTTGTAGAGCATCCTGAACTACAACCAAAAAAAGAATGGAAGGAGGGAGTAAGTAAAAACCCATCTATCTTAAAAGATCCTGATTATTGGGCATATACAATAGGATCTGCTATCCCCTATCTTGTCGGCGTAATGGGGACTACGGCATCTGTAACGGCAGTAACTAAAAACCCTATATTGGGAATTTCTGCCGGTATGGCAGTTGCGACACCAGTTGTAACTCAAGATTTATACGATGATTTAGTTGAGAACGGGGCAACAAATGAACAGGCACTTAATCTATCTGGTAAAATAGGACCTGTTATTTCTGCTGTTGAGGTGCTTTCTGATATTCCTATATTAAAAAGTTTAGGACTTTCTACTTTATTAACTAAAGAGATACAAAAGGAAGCAGTCAAAGAGGTTGTAAAATTATCTACTAAAAAAGCCGTAATCGGTGGGGCAAAGAAGTTTATTACTGTTGAACTCGCAGAAACAGTAGAAGAGGTTGTCCAACAGACCATACAAAACGCCACAGTAAAGGTAGTAAATAACAATAGGAGTTTATTTGAAAATTTATCTGAAACTGCGATACAATCTGCAATCTCTGTTTTGCCATTAGGGATATTTGGAGGCGCAATGGATATAAGAAATATAGGTCGTCCGACAGTTCAAGGACAAACAGAACCGATGATTGGAGGAATAAAGACTGAAGAAAAACCACCGGAGGAGATAGTTAATCCACTCTTAAAAGGAATCAAGATTGCAGAGAAAACGAAGCCGGAGCAGACTGATATAGCAAGTAAAATCACCGAGAACATAAGAGGTTATCAGTCTTTTGGTGGAGTCGGAGTTGGAACTGAAAGCCCTAACGCCTATTTACGAGATTTAAACACCCAATTAAACACACCAGAAGGGGCTACAATAGGCAAAAAGAGCGTAGATGACGCAATAGCCAGAGGGGAGATAAAAGTTGACTCAGATGGGCAAATTACTCTTTACAGGGTGGGTGAGGTTTCAGATAAGAACCCTCTTGTTTCCGCTACATACGACAAATCATTTGCCGAGAGTTTTGACCGCACCGGAAAAGCCAAAATTACCGAAATAAAAGTAAAGCCCGAAGATATAAAATACAATATCGGAGGAGTTGAAAAGGAGGTTTTAATACCGAAAGAAATTGCAAAGCCAGAAATTGAAAGCCCCCTCGCCCAAGAAACCATAAAAAAAGGAGATAATGTAACTTTCAAATATACTAATTTAGGGGGCGAATCAGAAATTGTTAATGGGATAGTTGAAGAACCTCCGAT